CAAGGCGTTCACCGGCAGGATGACGCTCTTCCTGACGATGCCCGCAGTTGCCGCACTCGTAGTTATAAGCCGGCATTGGAGGCTTCCTGTGGATTGGGAGGTTGTTGCCCTTGCTGTGGCTGGGGTTGCTGCTGTTGCTGCTGTTGTTGCTGAGCCTGCATTTGCATTTGCAGGGGCCGGAGCATCAGTTTATCGAGCGGCATCTCCAGGGCCTCCGACAAGATGCCCATAAGCCGGTTGAACGGCTCCGCCATGCCCGACCCCGCCAACTGCATGAAGAACGGTCCAAAGGTTTGCGAGAGCATCTGGGCGTCGGCCCGCAACTTCTGGCGGTTCTTCGCCTGCCCCGCGCCTACGGCGATGCTGTAAAGGAAATCCGCCGCAGCTTCGCGCGGGTCATCTGTGTTCAGCATTTGCGACCAGGCGGCAGCCAACGGACTCAATGCAACCCAATTTGGATCGTCGGTATTCGGTACGGGTTCCCCGAACATCGGGGCAATTGTGTCTGGCCCACAGTACAGTCGCAACGCTTGCGCGTCCTTTGCCGCCACATCCTTGTGCCACTTGAGCATCGTCGCCCGGTACGCCTGGGGCCGGCTCATCGCCGCTTCTGCCCGACCCTGGTATTCCGACGATGAGCGAATCTGCCGCTCCATTTCCCCGCCCGTCATCAGCGGCGTCATCGCGGTCACGTCCTCGAAGCGACGCTCGGCAATCTGAATGATCTTCCAGATGTCGATGTTCAAGGGCTGGAACTGAACTTGATGTACGAGTTTCGGGATGTCGATTCCCGGCTCGCCTTCGACCGCAATTACCGGCACACCGCTCTGGTCGAGAAAAGCCTCTTTCGCCGCCTCCTCCAATTTCTTGGCGATGAAGAGCAGTTCCTTGGAGTTGGTCTTCATCCGGGCCATGATGAGCGTGTACGCCCGGTCGATGAAAACCTGAAGCGGCAACCCGCCTTCGAGCAACGACGTGGCCCACGGGTCGTTGACGTTGGGCGCGAAGTCCAACGGCGTCATGGGCCAGGGGTTGCTCGGCTCTTCATGGAAAGCGATGGGCCATTCCAAGCGACGGCGCAACTCGTCGGTCGTTGCCGTCTCGACGACTTCCGGCGGAAGGTTGAGCGGATATTCCATGCCCGGTATACAGGCGAGGAAGATGTTCGGCCCCAGCGTCGCCAACTGTTGGGCCAACTCCTTCGTTTCGCCACTCGCATCCCGGAGGTTCTCCCCGATGCCCATGCGTGAGAAGACCTCGTAATACACGCACACGTCGCGCTGGTCTTCCCCGATCTGCTCGTCGATGTCCGGGTATCTACCCTTCGAGAAACTGCTGCGCCAAGAACCTCGCAGGCGCTCGTGGTCGATCTCCCATCGCTTGGCGGCCTGCCATACACTTTGCACGCGACGGCGCATGATGTACCCGGCATTGCGCAAGCGGCAGCAATCCGGGTCGATGAAGAGGTTGTTCACCGAGTCGTAGGTCGTGACCGGAATCACTCCGCTCGCACCTTCCGCCAACTCGTGCCATCCGACTCCCCTGCCTTTGACCAGCGCCTCCAATCCGACGAGCCACGCCTCGCCTTCCAAGTCGTACTCGTTCGTCAGATAGTTCAGAACGTAAGTCAGCAGCCACGATGCGAGCTGGTGCTCGGTCTTGGGACCGCTGGTCGGGTAGAGGGCCTTCAACTCATCCGGCAGTTCCGGGATGCGCGGGCTGGCCCTTCGCTCCGGCATCGACTGGTGGATGAACGGCAGCATCACCGCCGCGAAGGCCCGCGTCATGTTCAGGCGAGGTTTGACCAATGGCCCCAGATCGTCGGGCAGCGTCTCGCCTTCGCCATCTATCGCCGGGTCCGGCTCCCGATAGTCCTTGCCGTAGAACTGCCAGATTTTGCGCGCGGTTTTGCCGAACAACCGCTCCTTGTGCTCTTCGCACAACTCCTGCTGCTTGCACCACAGGGCGTTGATTTCGGCAAGTAACTGCATGGGATCGCGCTTTCGTTTACTTTACGGGCACGCGGACGGCCGAAGAAACCTTCACGAGTTGCCTCTCCATGTCCTTGACGGTCTTCTGGAGTTCCTCGACGATCGCAAACTGCTCGGTGAACCTTCCCTGCGTGTCCCGCAGTTGGACGATGTACTTGTGCATCGCGTCCAGAGCCATGCGGAATTGCTTCTCGGTCTCGGAGAGGTCGAAGACACCCATGTCCAGGTTCTCTTCGATCAACGACTTGCGAGCGGTAGTCTCAAGAGTCGGATCGGAGACGTGCCACAGTTGGCGAAAGTGCGTCAATCCCGATCCCATGATGAAGGAGAGGGCCTCGACGCTGCGGGTTTTCACTTCTACCACCCAGCCGGCGATGGGCTGGCGCATGTCCGTGAAGCGACTGATGATGATGGGCGTGTTTAATGCCACATGCGGCATCGTCCACACCGGGGCGGAGGTTTCTGCTTCGGCGATCATTCAGAGGTTCCTTTGTGAAACGGAGGTCATTGGGTCTGGGGAAGGTATAAATCAGAGAGGCGGTAGCCTCTTTTCTGCTTAGCGCGGAGGAAGTCGATGGGCAACTTGTGCCGTTGCGGAGGTTCGCTCTCCAGTGGTTCGGGCGGCCAATACGGCGGATTAAAAGCGGCGGCGTATTCCAAGCAGGTAACGAGGTCTTCCGGTCGGTGCTTGTCTTTCTTCCGCTTGTTCTGGCGGTCGGGATCGGTGCAAGCGCCCTTGATCTGCTTGTCGAGTTCCGGGGATACGCCGCGCATGACTTGGAGCATGGGGGTGCCACGAAACGGCGGAGCGCTGCGAATCTGCATCCAGTTCAGGAGCGCCAGTTCGCGGGCCTCCACGTTGGCACATGCCGGGAAGAACCAAGCCATGCCCACCTCGCTACCGGACTGCCGGGTAACGATCCCCGCTTTGCGGGCCGCCACAGCGTACTGTTCCGCAACGCTCAGACCACCCGTCATGCCGCGCTGGCAACCGCCGTGCAGGTCGCAGATGATCCCCTCAAACTTCTGATCGCCTTGCCGGCGAGCAAGTTCGGCTGCCCATCGGTCGGCGTCGTTTTTGCGAATCTCGAAAGCCTGGCAGACCCAACGATGGCGCTCTTCGGGATCGACCGCCAATATCAGCGTGCCACAATGCGTCCGGCCGGGGTCGAGAATTACCCACCGCGCCCAGTCGGCGGGGAGCGCGAATGGATCGCACCCATGCACGCCCATCGCGTCGTAGATGGAGTAGATGTTGTGCTGAACCATCGCCCAGATGCCGTCGATCTTGATGCGCCGCTGGTCTTCTGGCAGCGACGCGGCGTAGGACGCCTTGGCGTCGTCCGGCATAAAGGGATTCATGGACAGCAAACACTTGAACGCACGGATGTCGGGAGACCCCGCCTCGGCCGCCTCGTAGAGTTCGTACAGTTGGCGGTTGACCTTCTCGCCCGTGCCCGACCAAATGCCCTTGGGAGTGTGCGTATCGGATGCGAGGCCCGCCAATCCGCGCGTGACCTGGTAGTAGTGGTCCTCGTGGAGCAACTGCTCGTCGAGCAGGGCGAAGTTGTAGTGGTCGCCCTGGGCCGGCGGACTGTTGCTGGACCGCCACAACGAGCGCCAACCAGTGATGAACGTCACGACGCGGGGCACGCCCTTGCCCACGTCTTCCATTGCCACGCTTTTAATGAATCGCTCGGGCAGCAGTGGCGGGGCGTTTTTCCACTTCTCGCGGTAGGCCACGTCGTAAGGATCGAGGTGGGCGGGGTCGTTAGGGTCCGGCCGGACGGCCCGCCAGAGTTTGGTATGCTCGTCCGGGATCATCATAAACGAGGACTCGGTGGCCTTCCGCCAGAGCATCGCAAGCTGGTCGTTGTCCTTGCCGACTACGATGCTGTTGCCGTTGATCCGCGGGTATTTGTCGTAGGGATCGGTTCCCGTCCAGGCTCGCACGGCTTCAGCCATTGCCGTCTCGGTCTTGCTCGCCCGCGTCGAACCCCACAACAGTCGCCATAGGCAACTGGTTTCGTGGAATTGCTCCAGGTGTGGCAGTGCCCGGTACATTCGCATCCCTTCCATCCGCAGGGCGTAGAGGCGTTGGAGGTAACGCACCCTGTCGGTCTTCGGCTTGGGCACGGGGCGCGGGTGGGCCAGCGATTGCAGGGCTTGCATCGCCAACTGCTGAAGGTCCACGTTGTCGGGGACTAATCCGTGCATGCGCCGCCGCCGCGAATGAGGGCTTCCAGGTTCTTGAGTTCTTCCGGCGTGGCCTCACTGGGAGACGGAGCCTCGCCGATCTTCTGCTGCGCCGTCAGGATGCTGATGAGGTACTTCGCACGCTGAGGATTGCCTGGCCCAAGTGCTCTGATGTCGTCCACGATCAATTCCGCCAATCCTTCCGGCCCGTTTACCTTTCGCAGGATGGCCCGCAACGTGTCTTCCGCCGCGATAGAGTCACTGGCCAACACCTGATCAAGGTCGAAGTCCACAGTGTCGCCGTTAGACTTGCGTGGGCTCGGCATCGAGCACCTCCACTTCCTTGGCGTCAACGTGCGTGATGACGGTCCTCTTGTGCCCGCGATGGTAGTAATACACGCGGAAGTCACCTCGGATTCGTACCTGTTGCCCCTTGCTCAGCGCGCCGATCCGCTCGGCCATGCCATCGGCACCGACCACAATGAACGTGTCGCCGCCAACGCGGATGTCTACTGGGCAAAGTCGTTTGCCGTAGGGGTCGCTGACGGGCCGGGATGCTCCGATGACAACTCCGCACAGTTCAATTTTCGCCCAATGTCTCGAATCGCCAGCCATCGTTTTCCTTTGCAGTGCGGGCACGCGCCTTGCGGCGGGCAACGCCGGCACAAATCGGTCGGCAATGCCAAGTGCAACTCCTGAATCAACTCCGTAAGCAGCCAACGACACTTCGTTGCATCCACCGCCGCCAGTCCCGGTTCTTCTTGAAGCCGGTGCTCGATCTGAAACCACAGTCCGCTCAACGTCTCGCGGAACCACACCAGCCACTTGCGGTTCCCGCCGAAGACCTCGCCTAAACTTGGCGGAATCAGAATCTTCCTGCCAAGGTGGTTCTGAAAAAGTCGAATCGTTCTTTTCTTTTTGTCGAGTTCGAGCCAAGGCATGGAAAAGTCCCGGAGCGCCCTTGTCGGGCGCTCCGGGTTCTCGTTGTTGTCGGGTGTCGATCAGTTCGACACTTCCTTCTTCAGGTCGATGTCCCAGAAGACCAGGACGTTCACGTCTTCTGCGGCGGTCGAGCCGTCGATCGTGCCGAGCACCGTTTGGGCAGC